ACCATTAATCGGTAGGAAGCAGTTTCACTAGCAGCAAGTACAGATGTACTACTACTACCTACCGTCACAGCGGTATGTGCTTGTGTGTTGATTATTCCGGGTGAACCAGCCATAACCCACTCCTATCTTTTTTTACGAGGTGGGCTAGTATCAGACTTTGCCGCACCAGTCATTGCTTCAATTTGCAGTCTAACAAGTTCGTCTTGCTGTTGTCTTGCTTCTTGTTCACGAGCTGTTCCAATAAGGCTCCACTCTTGTTGATGCCTATGTAACATGTGGTTTTGAAGATCAAAGTCTGATCGTAAATTAGATTTACGGCAAGTCTGAGCTACTAATCCAATATTATTTAGCCATTCCCTTTCATCATTGTCAGGGTGTAATAAACAAAGTAACTCCGATCCTTTATCAACTTTTGGGGGTTGACCGGGCATACCCGGAATCCAAAAAACCTGTTGATTAGAACGAGTACGTTTACGCAATACTTCATTTAGCTTGTGCTTAAGTACCCTACTTTCTGTTCCATCCAATAAAGACCAAACACTTACTAGCTCGTCAGCGTCTTGTCCGTCATTAGTAGATCCAGAATATTGTATAGAGTATTCGTCATTGTTAACAATTACTTTGTCAAGTGCTCCTGAAGCTGCAGACTCCGCTATTGCGTTTGCTGCTGCTTCTGCTATTACATTGTCAGTAGTCATTCTTAGTGCCTTTCAACGGTGATAGACGGGCCACTTACTGATGTACGGCGCATCTCCAGCGTTCTTTGTTCAGCTTCATCTATAGCATCTTTTATCATAGTCGATGCCTCGCCCAATTCATCTATACGATCTGCTCCCTGTTTACTTTCACGTAACTGGTCAGCAATCTCGCGTAATTCTGCTACCGTATGCTCCATCAAAGATGGTATAGCAAACGGTGGAGCATGAAATGAATCAGCATCACCTAGATCTTCCGACCATATGGCTCGCTTATCATTCCTAATAACATGTATGAATTGCCGTCGCTGCATCCCCTGCCCTTTGATCCCTTGAACATTAAGTTCTTCAAGCCTCAAGGCTGGTTCGTCATTTTTGACGATTGATGCAGCAACGACAAGTTCATTCATACTTAGTCGCTTACTGTGTACTCAAGGTGAACAGTAACGTCGGTGATAGTACCACCAGTGTCATTGCTTGCCTTGATTTCCAATACTGCATCAGCAGCATTTTCGTAAGCACCATCAGAATTAGCACCAGCTTGTGTAAATGCTATTGACCTTGTGGTCTTAGCAGCGTACAAAGCTGAGTCAATACCCACGACCCCAGTTGTGGCTGTGGTTGTACTCTCATCTGAGTCATTAGTAATTTTACCAATTACCGTTGCCCCAGTAAGTAATTCGACTTTGTACACGTTTGAAGCGTGGGCTGCAATAGCAGCTTCACTGACAACAGTCATGTTCAAAATACGAACCTTATTTGAGTTAGTGAAAAACTCTGATTTAGTTGCTCCGTTTCCAATTGAGTTGAATGTAAACGATTGTGCCAGTGCGTTAGCTACAGCTACCATAATTTATATCCTTCCCTACTATGATGTTGGCGCGGCTGCGTCAGAGTATAGCTCGTATCCCCATTCGTCACGGCGTTCACCGTAGACAAATTCGTCATACAAGAATACTTCGTCTGCACCACCACCAATATCTGGTCTACGTCGAGTTTCAGCTTTAGGTGCGTGACCTTCTACCAAGATGATTGCCATCTGGTGAAAGATTGCTCCCTTTGCGTCATCCGAACTATCGATTGAGATGTTTCCATCAGTAAAAACATTTGCGTTAAACAATGTTCCACTGAATCCATTTCGTACCATCTCTGCTGTCATTCCGTCTACAGAACCAGCACCATTAGAAGCAGTAGTTGTAATACCTACTGTTAATTGATCCTGAATGTCCTTGAGCTGGAATGGGTGCAATACGACTGAGACGTTACCCGGAGGTGCAGGCTCAGTTGTGTTACCGAATATTCGGCTTTGCCCAGCTGAAATGTGACCAACAGTAAGAGTAGAACCTGCTCCACCTAAAGCGGTAGAGAATGAGTCTAATTGAGTTAGACCATCTTTGTCCTTCTTACGCTGGATTGCATTTTGACCTAACTGGCCAATTTGCGACAATACGTTGCTTGCTAATCGACGGTATACACGGTCAGTTACGATAGTTTGAATACCTGAAACTGTTGGTGTAAGAGTCAATAGCGAATCTGACATTTGTTGCGGATTGTCAAGGGTCGCAGTTTCAGCTACACCTGTTGCGGTGAGCTTGTCCAAACGAACCTCGTTCCATCCTGTACCACTATTTTCTGCTAATGTCACCTTATCCACTACAGCATCACTCGTCATTGTTCCTTCATATTCACGAACAATACGAGCAGCAGCTATAACGGTAGGAAGACTATCAGCCAGATTAGTAGTAGTAGTGTTACCTGTGGTTGCCACTAAGTTACTCCTATCTTATTCCTAGATGTTCCATTACGCGCTTCTTTTCATCCGCGCTAATGCTTTTGCCTTCACCATAGGCTTGGACTAATGAGTCAATAGATGCCGTAGTAGACTTACGTGTAGGAGTACCATTACCGGCAGCTTTCTTTTTAGTTGCCGTTACTTCAGCAGAGTTAGCAGCATTGACTTGCTCCTGTACCCATGCCAAAACGTACTCTGACGCACGAAGTGGAGAACCAGACCTTGCACCTTCTTCCCATACTTGGGAAGGAATGTCTTTAGCCGTATACCCCAATTCAGTAGCCTTCTGCGAAACCCATGACGTTGCATCATCCCACATTGCCTGTGATTCAGGCTTTTGCAACTGCTGTGGTTCCTGCTGCTGCTGGACTTCACCTCGTCCGTTCTCGATTTGTTGGAGGCGGTGTTCCAGTTGCCGTTCACGTAGCGCAATTTTTGTATTGTCATCAACCATTTCAGATGACAAAAGCAGGGTGCTTACTTCAGCAAGCTGCCTTTCCAAATCTTGGATACGATCAACAGTAGCCAGTTGATTGCGATTTTGATCTAAAGTATCAACTCTTGACTGGATATTTTCTAAACGACCAAGCTCACTATTGACCTTGTGTTTGAAAAAATCGATATCTTTTGTTGAACTCTCGACATTGTCTAAACGCGAGATAAGCGAATCAATACTACTAAGCTGCTCTGTTTGTTCTTCATTCGACTCAGGAGTCTCAAATCCCTCTACATCTTGATCAGGAATTTCCTCATCAGGTATAACGTCTTCTATGACTTCTTCATCGACTGTTTCAATTACTTCTTGCTCACTTACCATATTGACCTTCCTATATGCTGGGCTTGTGCCGAGCAACTGTGTTCGCTGGGCTTACCGAGAAACGGATGTTGATACATATCCGTTCTGGAGAAGCGCAGCATCCAACTGGGGATTTTTCCTACGCATATCTATACGTTTTTTTCTTGACAATTTCTGAACTCTTGTAGCTATACGCTGCAATTGTTCTTCTTCTCGAATGTTACCTGTATTTTGAGCACGACGCAAAGCAATTAGTAGCTGATTATAGGTTTTTATACCCATTCTGGAAGCTTCATTTCTACCCACCTGTTTGAAAGCTGCGTCAAGTGTGTCGAAATACTGAGTTTCTCTAATAATTTTCTTATTGCTGAAGTACCAATCTAATCGTGGATCGTGCTGTGCAGAGCTTCTTTGCTCTATTTGTTTCTTTTCTTCTGCAGATAATGTTCGATATAAGTCTGCCTCTAACTTCTCTTGAAGGTCCCAATCTATAATACCGGGAGCTATTTCAGCAGCTCTAAAAGTTGCATAGTATTGCGTCAATGCACTTGGATCTGTTTCTTCACCACTTTCAGCATTGTTTTCCGATTTCTTTATAGAGGCTTCTAAAGCCAATGCAGACATACCATCTCTAAATACATTAGCTTCTAGTCGCCCTGTTTGAAGTAAGTCATATAGCTCTACTTCCTTCTTCATTCTTTCATCATCTATTTCAGTTCTACGCAACGAAGCTTGAGCTTTTGGATCGTACTTAGCTCGACGTTTGAGTTGTTCCTGTTGTTTTTGGAACATCGCAGGAAACTCTGTCCTAAGAACATCTCTCTCTTGACCAGTAAGATCTGCATATGGTTTTTCAAATCTACGAATAGCTGCACGTTCCTTCATGTCATATGAAGTCATGTCGTTAGCATTTACACCTAAAATCTCTAGGAATAGTGCCGGTGTGATAATAGATTCAACTCCCTGTTCCTGAGCAGTTTGTACTGTCTTACTCAAGGCTATAGGAGTTACTTTAGAAAGAGCGTATGTTAGTGATGTATCTTCAAATCCTTCTAAAGATTGAATGTTTATAGGTTGCTGTCCTAACGAACGACCCTCAATAATATCTCCAACAATGCTTGCTATTGGACCAGACTTGGATCTTGCAAACCTATAAGTCGCTTCTTCAGGGCTATCAGCAAAGGCATTAACAAAAAATCTTGCGTAAGTATTATATGGACCTAGTAAAGAAATATCTCTACCGGCTAACCCTTTGATAGTAAGGAAGTTAGGATTAGCTATAACCTTACCGCCTTGAATTGTTTTAGTAGGATTGAAGTCTGTTTCCTCACCTAACATTTCATTGATTGTGTAGGTAAGAGCTGCAGTAGAAGCTAAAGCAGTAAACATTGTTTGCCTGACTATTTGAGCTTTTTCACTATGGTTACTTACATTTGCTGCATCAATAATATTTTTAAACATATTTCTGGTATAGCGAGGAGCGAACACACCAAGATTTTCTAAGTTAGTAACTTGATCTTTAGAAACTCCAGTTAGCTGATTAGCTGCTTCAGCAGCAGCTTTTTTACTTACTGCTGTACGCTTACCAAGCAATGAAGCAATGCCTGTTTCAGTATTCATATGAGCTTTATACAGTTCTATACGGCCTGCATTACCAGCATACGTAAAGGCCTGATCACTTTTTCTCAAAAGAGTTTGAGCTACTTTACCTATACCTTTTGCCGGGCCACCGAGAGCGTCTGTCGCTTTACCTATTGCACCTTCTAAAGCCCTTGCCCCTACAACTTCATCTCTCAAAAAGTCATCATGAACAATCAATCCATTTTCTACAGCTTCTCTAAGAGTTTCTCTGTTGGCTCGCATATAATCTTTATAACTTTGAGGATTAACAATACCGGCAAGCATCACTCGCATTACTCTCATAAATGCTACTGGGTTACTAAAAGCCATTGCCCACCCTTGAATGAATGACCAAGACAAGTCGAAGGTAGCAAGGGAACTACGCATAAAACTATTATATTTCATTAATCGTCGTTGATTTGGTGTCGGTAGATAGTTAGCACGAACAAGGCTTTCGATAGATTGTTTTTGCGCTGGTGTATAAAAACGACCTTGCAATGAAGGAAACATCTTTTGAATATCCCCTACAATGTCTACCCTACCTTGCTCGTATAAATTATCTCCTGCAGTTTTTCGCAGTATCTCTCTTTTTCCTGCAGCAACATTGAGAGTATTTTCTAAGGTATCTGTTTGGGCTTTTGATTCAGAAAGAAGTTTTTCAATAACACGTGCATCAAGACCAGCTTTCCCTTTAGGAGCATCCATTAACGCAGAGTCAAAAAGCCTTTTCATTTTTTCTAAAGACTCTAGCCTTGACTCTTGTTGAAGAACTCTAACAGCATCTACTAACTTTTCAGTTTGCTCAGACACTTGACGAATAGAAGCACGTCGAAACGCTTTTTGAGTTGAAAGCTTTCCCTCTAAATCTATAACATCTATCATCAAGTCTGCCATATCACTTCTATAAGCTTGATTTCGCATTATAAGATCGGCAATTTCGTTTTTATTCTGATGGAGATACGCAAGCTTAGGCTCGACCATTCCAAAAACTTGCCATTCCTCACCTCTAGATAAATCAAGTTGCCTCTCTAGTTCTGTGATATCTTTTCGCATTTTAATCGCGTTTTTATCTGCTAACCTGATTTTTCTAGTGATACCCCCTATTTGCCCAGATAATGATCTCTGATCTGGTCTAAGATTTTGACGTACAATCTTTAAAGATCCTTCTATTTTCCCTAAATCACGGCTTCTATTAGCAAATGTTCTTCCTTGATTTCGTAGATCTTTTATCCCCGAAATAACATCGTCAATCTCGCGAATTTCTACATCGTCTAATTTGTTAAGTCTTTTTTGAGCTTGTTCTATATTTCGATTTATGACTTTAGCTACTTTATTAATAAGCCTATCGAAGTTTTTTGCAACACCTAACTGTGCTTCTAGCTTGGTAATCTGTTGTTTATTTCTGTTTACCGCTTTCTTAGCAACATTGAACTCATCAGTTGCTGCTTTCCACAACGGATTAGTTTTAGGATCTAGAAAGATATTAGGGGTAGCTCCAAATTCGGCAAGTGCTTTACCTACTTGATTTATCTCTGCGCTTTTTAATGACCCCATAGTTCTAGCTTGAATCAAACCTTCAGGATCTGTGTACCAATAATCACCCATATTTTTTTGAGATATGTCTGCAATATCAAACATACTTCTATATCCCATATTTTCTACGGCATCAGCTCTTTGTAGTTTAAATGAGCTTCTAATTTGTTCCGCATCTTCACCGAATGAAGCAATTCTTGGAAAGTATGTCCTGAAAGTTTTATGCCGTTCTAGAATTTCCCCAAGTGGTACTAGACCTTCTCTCCTGAGTTCAGAAACTTTTAGCGTAGCAACATCCGATTCTTCATTGACAATACGTTTGTAATTGACATCATATTTTTCATCGATATTCTTTTCGAGATTGTCAAAATATTGTTTTATTTTTCCAGCATCTTGATTTAATTGACTGTTTTTAAATTCTATTCTCTTGATAACAGTGTCTGGACTAGCTGTAGAAATATTTTTTATTTCATTACCTGCGCTGTTAAAAAACCTGAGTTGATCAAGATTAAATAACCCTCTGTTAGTACGCTCTCCGGTATCTTGCAGTATCCTTCCAGCACTTCTGTCAGCATCAAATAACAATCCACCTTCTTGGCTAAGATCATCTGTGAGGTTACGGAGTCTATCTGTCTGAACCGCGTTTAAGTTCACAAATTCTGCTTGTATAGGACGTACAGCATCTTTATGACCGGGGTTCAGTACAAAATCTCCTAGATAAGGAAACCTAGCTACAAGATCGGCCCCTATTATTCCAAGCTCAGATGGCTCTCTAGTACCGCCAAAAGTATTTATATGATCGTCAACTGCATCCATACCTGCCTTTGGCTCTATCATGGTACGAGGGGAAACACCGAATATTTTTTGACCGAGTTTATTTCTTTGACCATAACGCAAGCCTACTAGAGCTGTAGCACCACCAAGAACTGGCTCTGCAAAACGCAAGTATCCGGGAAGTTCTAAACTTTCAGCAGCTTGTTCTGCACCTGTACCAAGCAACGCTTCACTTGCTAATCTTTGACCAAAGGTTCCTTCTGAAATAGATTGCAAGGCAGCCCCAGTTATATCTCTAGCTCGTCCTGTAACTCCTGAACGATTTGTTCCTCGTATAATTGCTGGTAATAATTTTCCACCAACCCTGACTTGAGGAATAGTAGCTAATGCAATATTGAATGGAGATGCAAACTCAGAAACAAACTTCTCTGCAGGACCACCGATATAAGGTATTTTACTAGCTTCTTCTGCTACGTCCCTTACGAAAGGCAAATCCCTTCCTTGAAAAAAACTACCGAAACCAAAGCCTGTATCTTCCGGTTCAACTACAAAAGGCTGTGGCGATGAAGGATACCGAAAACCATATGAAGGAGCTAGTGTGTCTTGAGAAATAGCACCTGCAAATCCAGTTGGAGAACCTAACTGTTGCGCAAAAGATCTATAATCATTGACCACTTAGAAACGCCTCCGACCGCGCCTTACTCCTGTTGGTCCAAATTGTCTCATTACCTGCTGTTCAACATCCGCAAGAGATACATTCCTTGCAGCTAAACGAGTGCCTAATTCTTCTCGTTCATCTCTAGTCAAAGCTTGCATCTGACCCGGTGTAAATAAATTAAAGCCGAATCGTAAGGGAGCTGGTCTGCCCCCTGCGAAGATATCTCGAACTGCAGGAGAAGAATAAAGTTCACTTCTTTGGCGTATTTCTTGCTGCGTTAGAGGCCTGCCCATATCGAAGCCAAAATTAGCACCACCTATAGAAATGTTTGATGGCATTTCTGCTAGTGACGAGAAGTTAGCATTACCTCCTCCAAAGCCAGCTTGAGCATTACTTATGGTGGATCTAGGCTTTCTACGTTGACCACCTATATCATAATCTGCAGTACTATATCCACCGCCTTGCGAAGATACTGCTGGCCCTGTATTACGCGGATCATCAGGGTTCAATG